AACTAGCGAAGAGGCTAATTTTGTTGGTGAAGCCTTAGAGATGACTGAGGGCAGTGTTCACATTCGTATGATTGATGACATCAGCAACAACCCTAGAGCTACAACCAAGTACGACATGATGAAAAATGCGTTCTACATTGCTAACGGATTGTCGCCTATTACTCAGTTTGCTAAGACACTAGACTCAATCATTCGCGGCCATGTTATAATCAAGGATTCTATAGCATGGAAGAACGGTACTATCTCTAAGCAGAACAAAGAGTATTTGCTGCGTTATGGCATTAGCGAAGAGATGGCATTGAACATTGCGGCTGCGCCACATCAAGTAACAGCCAAAGGCTTTTACATGCCCAATACCAAAGATTGGGAAGGCGGCTACACTATGCCAGAAACAAGTCGCAAGATTATTTACGGCGAAACTAAGTCATTTACAAAAGATGGTGAGTATCTTCCTGTTGTTGTGCGCAAAAACCAGATACTTTTTGATCCTGATTTTATTAAAGACTCGTTTGATTCTAAGCCTTGGACTAAGGGTTCTACTCCAATGGCAGAGGATGCTTTTGTTACGCCACAAGATTACGCTAACTTTATGCTTAATAAAGAAATACTAAGATCAGAAGGTTTTGATTTAGGTCATGCTGATCTTACAGCTCACAATTTATTTTACCTAACGGATGGTGAGTTAACGTCTTTGTTTGGCAAAGAGTTTAATGTTAGCCAGATTATAACTGATCCAGCAGAGGTTCGCGGTGCATTTGCTAGAAGTGATTACCCTAATGCTATGGGTCTGCATCAATACTTTAAGTACGATAAAGTAGGTAATGTTACATCGCCATCTAAAGTTTACGTTGATAAAGAAAAAGCGTTTATGGCGTATAAAGACTTTAGAAAAAATATAGACAGCATGACGCCAGAAGAAAGGCTTGCTGATCTTGAAAAGTACAGGAATAAAGACAAGCCTATTGGCGGTGGCATTAGTAGCTATGTGCATAGAAAGTTTGTGCTTGAGAACTTAGATGTAATTAAAACGCCTAATGATTTCTTAGAGTTTATTCTTTACCATGAGCTTACTCACGGCAAGCTACTAAGGACTCAGTATCAGGGTCCATTGCAGGTAAAGCCAGTACAAGGGCCAGCAAGACCAGAAACACCTTATGCTCTTGGTGATGTAGCTATACCTCTAAGAGAAATAGAGTCGCTTGATAACTATGAATTAAGAATAGATCAAAACGCTTTGATTTTTCTTAAAGACAGGCAGCTTAAATTTGACAAGGCAGACTACGCAATTAATAAACTGGCTTATGAGCGTCACTCTGAGCAACCAAAAGTAAACGAAGAAACCCTAACAGCCTTTAGGTCTGCGCTGTCTAGCGGAATACTTAACACAATCATGATGGGTACGCCTGCTGACAAGCCTATCTTAGTAGACGGTGTAGCTTACGTTCCTATGAATGTGGCACGGATGTTTGGAATGAAAGAAGACGCACGTGTAAGAGGTTACTCACGCATTGAGAGCGGTCTTCTAGGGCTTCCTTTTCAGTTCTACAGCTACGCACTGGCAGCAACGAACAAAGTTGCAGGGTCATTCATGCAGGGGCAGATGAAAAACAGGTGGGGTGGATTAGCTACAGCCATGGGCGCTGGCTATCTATCGGTAATGATTAAGACGCCTGACTTTGCTTGGGACAAGATGGAAATGGAGGATCGCTTTGCTAGGGCATTTGATCAAAGTGGTGTTATGGCTCTATACAGTGATTTGTTTTACACTGCTATGTCTACTTCTCTTGCCCTTGGTGGTCCTAATATTAGCGGTGGAATGCTTAACCCGAAGTTCCCGCCGCGTGAGGGAACGATGGGAATGGTAGATGCAGCCACAGGTGTTGGTGGTGCTGGCGTAAGTATAACAACAGACTATGCCGAGGGCGTTGGTCAGTTTCTTAACGGTGAATACGGCGAGGGATCAAAGCAGATTATACGTTCATTGCCTTTCGCTAGAATGTGGTTCTGGAAAAATCAAATGAATGAGGCTACGAATGCTATATCTCGCTTTTAAATGTGCGTTGCTATGGGTTTTATCTACTGTTAGCAGAACTAAAAGGAGTGCAGCATGACTATTACTTTAGCACAGAACGCAGCGCGTGTATCTTACTCTGTAAGTGCGGGAGCTACACAAACATCGTTTACCGTATCGTTTGAGTTCTTTGATGATGCTGATCTTAACGTATATGTTGATGGTACTTTAAAAACTATCAGTACTCACTACACTGTAAGCGGAGGCAGCGGTTCTACTGGTGCAGTAGCTATATCAGTTACAGGCGCAAGTGGTGGCAGCACTGTGGTTATTACTAGAAGTATTGCGCTTGCTAGAACAACTGACTTTCCTTCTTCTGGATCGTTTCAGATTGGTACACTCAACACTGAGCTAGATCGCTTTACTGCTATTGCTGCTGATCTTAAAGATTCTGTTGATCGTGGCTTAATTCTTTCTGATTCAGACTCAAGTGTTTCTACAACATTGCCATTGTTAGCTAATCGTAAAGGTACTGTTCTTGGTTTTAACGCAAGCACTGGTGCTGTTGAGGCGGGCCCATCTATTACTGCCGTTCAATCTTTAGCGGATGTTACTGCATCTATTAATCTTCTTGGTACAAGTGATGCAGTTAGCGATATGAATACGTTAGCTACAACATCTAATGTAAATAACATTTCTTCTGTAGCGGGTATTACTTCTAATGTTTCTACTGTAGCAGGTATAGCAAGTAATGTAACTGCGGTAGCTGGGGATGCTACTGATATTGGTGCTGTTGCAGCTAAAGCTACTGAAATAGGTCGTTTAGGCACAAGTGCTGCAGTAGCAGATATAGCAATATTAGGTACGTCTGACGTTGTTGCCGATATGAATACGCTTGGCACGGCTGCAATTGTTGAGGATATGAATTTACTTGGCACAAGCGCAAATGTAACTGCGATGGGATTGCTAGGAAACTCAACGGTTATTGCTGATATGGCTATACTCGGAACATCTGACATTGTTGCTGACATGGCAATTTTAGGAACGTCTGATGTAGTTGCTGATATGAACACACTTGGAACGTCTGACATTGTAAGCGACATGAACACGCTTGCGACATCAGCTAATGTTACGGCGATGGGACTTCTTGGGACGCAGACTGTTGTCAACGACATTTCTACGTTAGCTAACGATCAGAACAATCCACAAATAACTAATCTTACGGTAAGCGGTAATTTAGAAGCAAACGGGGCTGTCACGTTTGGAAATGCAGCTACGGATACGGTAGCATTTAATGGTGTGATAACAACTGACTTAATCCCAACCCCTGCAAGTTCACCAGACCTTGGATCTACGTCAAAAAAATGGACTGACCTGTATATAGATGGAACCGCCTATTTAGATGCGATGACAACCTTATCTTGTGACATAAACGGCGGTGCAATTGATGGCACAACTATAGGTTCAGCGGCTGCGTCAACTGGCGCATTTACAACGTTAAGTGCAACCGGAAATATAACTGCTGGCGGCACCGTTGATGGCGTAGACCTCCAAACGCTTAACACCGCTGTCACGGCAAATACCGCCAAAACGACCAACGCCACACACACAGGCGAAGTTACTGGATCTGGCGCACTGACGATTGCAAACAACGCAGTCACAACAGCAAAAATAAACGCGGATGCCGTTACCAATGCAAAGCTTGCTGATAATAGTGTTGACAGTGAGCAGTACGTTGATGGCTCAATAGACACCGCACACATAGCAGATGCAAATGTCACGCAAGCAAAAATTGCTGGCGAAGCAATTAATGAAAGCAAAATGCAGGTCAGCAATGCGCCAGTAAACGGCTACATGCTGACTGCGCAAAGCGGCAACACTGGTGGCTTAACTTGGGCTGAGGCTGGCGGCGGCGGCGGCGGGGCAATGGAGTTTATAGCTTCATCAGGTGCTATTGATGATGATGCAAGCGTTGTTTTTACGTCAAGTCATTTTGACAGCAGCAGCTACCGCTCATACGTATTTTATTCGTATAATATAATTCCGGTAAATGACGGCTCAGATTTTTATGCGGTTATCAGCACGGATAACGGCAGCAGTTACCAAGGCGGCTCAGAGTATAAGTCATCTAATAGCAACCGTGGTCAATTTAGATTAGCTGGTTTCGGGCTGGGAAACGCGACAGACGAGTATGGAGGTTCGGGGCCATTTTACCTTTATAACCCTCACGATACCAATGTATGGTCGTTTGCATATTCACAACTAATGGGACAGTCGTTTAACAGCGGGGTCTTTAAACAAATGTTAGATAACAACAAAGCGATGGCGTGGGCTGGCACAGCAAGCATTAATAATATTAAATTTACCATTTCTTCTGGAAACATAAAAACTGGCCGAGTTGATATGTACGGCTTAAAATTATCGTAATGGGAGCAAAACTATGACAAGATTCCACAACATAAATGGTGAACGAGTACAGTTCTCCGCTGATGAAGAAACTGCCCGTGATGCGGAAGAAACTGCATGGGCTGCGGGGGCAAATGCTCGCACAGCGGCAGAAGTGCGTAAAGAACGCGATGCTAAACTATCTGCTTGCGATTGGCGCGCGTCAAGCGATGTAACCTTGTCCACCGAATGGCGCACGTACCGACAGGCGCTGCGTGATGTGTCAACGCAATCTGGTTTTCCAAACTCAGTTACATGGCCTACGGAACCTAGTTAATGGCAGATATAAATGAGCGCGTTTCTGCGCTAGAAAAGGATGTAGTTGCTTTGCAAACTGAGGTTAGGATTCAATTCAAAGAAGTCTTTACTCGGATCAAGCGACTTGAAGCTGTGCTTATAGCTACATCTGGCGCAACAATTATTATGCTTTTAACTATTCTTAGTAGGATGGGGTAAGCATGTGGTACATGTTTTTGTTCTTGTTCTTTATCTCGGGATGGGATCAGAACGAACACCTATAAAATCTCAGCTTTATTTTAAGCGAGTGGATACCTGTAACTGGTACGCTCAAGAATTAGTAAGGCGTTTTGGATACCCTCAAACAAACGACTATGGCACTGCTTATTGTCTTCCCCAGCTGGTCAATCCAAATGAGGTAATGGTTTATGATTGATCCTATTACTGCCTTTGCTGCTGCTAACGCTGCCTTCAAGGGCGTTAAGATGTTGGTCGGTGCAGGGCGTGAGATAGAGGACGTAAGCAAACAACTGGGTGCATGGTATAGTGCAGTTGCAGATATATCTAAGGCTGAGTCACAACGTAAAAAGCCTACGTTCTTAGAGAAACAATCTCACTCTGGTGACATAGAGCAAGAGGCTATGGACATTGTTGTTCGTAAGAAGACTCTACTTGAGAGGGAAAAAGAGATTAAGTTTATGCTTAACATGAGGTTCGGCCCATCAACTTACGACGAAATGTTAGGTATGCGTAGGCAGATACGCAAAGAAAGAGAAGAAACTGTGTACGCAGCGATGGAAGCTAAGAGACAGATAGCTAACAACGCAGCTATAGGTGGATTGTCTATAGGTATTATTGGTTTACTTGGTGGTGGTATTTATTTAATTGTGCTGGCTACCCAATGATTCTGCTTGTTGCTTATCTCTATGCTGGCTTGGTTAACCCTGACTATGTAACGTGTAGCTTGGCTAAACGTACCACAATACAAGACGAGAAGGTCTGTATTTACAAAGGGCCAAACAATACTATAGGTTATCACTATCCTAGTTTTAGTTTCAAAGAGTGTCCGTCTACGTTTCAGTGCCGCTACTCTCCAAATACCAAGCGGCGTCCAACTGTCAAAGAGATAATGGAAGGCTTGCAAGGAGGCTTTGAATGACAATAGTTTTTACTAAGTTACTAGAGTACAAAATCTTGCCGCGCTTTATGATGTTTACTATGACTGTGGTTTACGTGCGCTGCATTGAGTGGGCGTTATCTATGCCTGACATATCAACACAGCAGGCCAGTCTAATTTCTGTAGTTACAGGCGCTATGACAGGAGCCTTTGCCGTATGGCTTTCACATGAAAAGTAATGTGATAAAGGTTCCAAGGCTAAGTGATCTTGATGGTCAGTTCTTGCTTTTAGAAAGACAGAAGCATGAGATAAAAGAACAGGCAAAACTTATAGCGGAGAAGGCTAATGATAGGTGGAATAGTAACCGCGATCAGCGGACTAGCCAGTAGTTACATAGATGGTAAGACAGCAGTACAGAAAGCTAACGCTGAGATAGCCCTAAAGAAAGCTACCTCTGAGACTGATTGGGAACAGTCAGCTATAGAGGCGAGTAAGGATTCTTGGAAAGACGAACTATGGACTGTAGTTTTTGTAGCTATTCTTCTCATGAACTTCGTTCCTTCTATGCAGGCAGTTATGGCAGAGGGCTTTGCTAACCTTGAGACTACACCATTATGGGTGCAGTGGGGAATGTATTGTAGTATAGCAGCCAGCTTTGGCATCAGAACAATCAAAGGATTTAAAAAATAATGGGATATGTATTAGGTAAACGCAGCCTACAAAAGCTAAGTACTGTAGATGATAGACTTCAACGCATTGTGTACTACGCTATCGCTGTAACTAAGCAAGACTTCTCTGTGATCTGTGGCATTCGCACCAAGGCAGAGCAGCGTTCTCTCGTTGCCTCTGGTGCATCGCAAACTATGAATAGCAAACACTTAGATGGTTTGGCTGTTGATCTTATGGCATACAGTGGCGGTGGTAGATGGGAGCTTAATCTGTACGATGAAATAGCTGATGCTATGAAGGAAGGCGCTGGTCATGAAAAGATTTCTCTGCGCTGGGGTGCAGCGTGGCACATTAACTCTATTGGTGAGTGGCCTCAATCATCTGAGGAAGCAATGAATGCTTACATAGATTTGCGTAGATCACAGGGTCGTAGACCGTTTATAGATGCACCGCATTTTGAATTGATTGTATAAAAAAGGGCGGTGACGCAATGGAGAAACATCACCGCCCAAGGAGGGAAGATCATAAGACTAGGGAGAACTACAATCTTATGCGGGTGACTCTTTATACCGCATGATCTTGTATGATTCAATCCTATAAATCTTTCCACCAATCATCTGCTATCTTTGGTTCTTCGTAGTCAGCTTCTTCTAGCTTGTAAGCATAGAGTCCATTGCCTTCGTATCGTCTTGATACAGTACGGAAACCAAACTTCTTCTTGCGTAAGTCTCGCAACGCAGCACTTGCACTTGCCTCTGGTGCACCTGTTGCATTGCTCAACTCAGATAGCGTAACCCAATCATTCTCCTCCATGTATTGTTTTACTTTTTGCAACTGTGGCATGAGCCTGTTGAAATCACGCTCATGCACATAGTCATCTCCATCAAAGTGTGGCTCGTTGCCCATTAAAACGGAGGTATCTCATCGTCAAAGTCTATCTCTGGCACCTTGGCTTTATCAAGACTCTGAGTCTCCTGCTGTTGGCTCTCTGATAGGGCAAGAGACATATAGTTTCCACCATCCTTGGCACGTTTCCAACCTGCTAGTTTTAGATTGGTATTATCTACTGGCCCTGAATAGTCGGGTGCTTTCTCGTTGCCATTCTTATTGTTCTCAAACATAACGCCTAGCTTTTGATAGACCTCAATGATCTTCAAGCCAGCTTTTGTTTGGTCTGCTACAAGTATGATCTTACTATCGTTGCCCTGATTGTTGAGCTTGCCTTGTAGTATCATGCGCTGCGTATCAAATGGTTTGAATGCTGCACCTGAGTTA